CAGCAAATCCAAACAGGTTTTCGGGACTTCCCTCTAAGAAACTTGTTGCTGACCATGATCATCCTCTGATTGATGTTTTCTCTCGCCCCAACCCAGTCATGATGGGTCACCAACTGTGGATGGCGACAGAACTGTGGATGGCTCTTCGCGGCGAATGCTTCTGGCTTCTTCTTGACGAGAATGGCAACCGGGTTCCGGGCCGAATCAAGGGAGATTTGCCCGGAGAAATCTATCCACTGTCCCCTGACTTGTTTGAAGCCATTGTCCAGTACGGACGCCTTGTAGGGTGGAAGTACACGGTCAAGGGCCATAAGTCTGTTGGAGGCAGCGGCAATAGCATCAATGAGTACGCGATACTGAACCCAGATGAGGTTATTCAGTTCAAGTATTTCAACCCGAATGACTTATTCCGTGGCATTGCCCCGATAACACCATCTGCTGGCGCAATCAATCTTGACCTTCTTGCTCAGGCACATAACAGGGGCATCCTAGAGAACGGGGCTGACCCCGGCGGCATCCTTGTTGACAAGGGAGCGACGGAGCCTTGGTCTTCTGATGAAGAGTTAGAGTTCCTTGAGCGTTGGGAGCAGCGTCACAAGGGTGCGAACAACGCCAATGAGTTGGCAATCTTGACAGGTGGTCTTGAGTATGTCCCAACAGGTCTTTCACCCAAGGACATGGAGTACCAAGAATCGCTCAAGTACAACCGCGAGCAGATTTTTGCGGCCCAGCGGGTTCCAAAGACCATTGTAGGAATCACTGACAACATCAACTACAGCACGCAGTTGGGTCAAGATGCAAACTTCTGGGACAAGACCATCTTGCCAGAGATCCGATACTTTGAGGATGTTATTGATGGAACGCTGATGTTCCAGCAGCAAGACAACCTCGTAGGTGCGTTTGACTTGTCTGGCGTTGAAGCCTTGCGTGCAGGTCTTTCTGACAAGGTGGATGTTGTCAAGAAACTTTGCGACTTCCAAATCCACATGCCGCCAGACAGGGCGTTCAAGTTTGTTGGCATCGAGCCACCTGACTATGATTTGTCTGAAGTGGCAATGGCCAACCCAATGCTTGCTCGCATGGATGTGATTGCAAATTCACCAAATCCAATGAGCAATGAAGCAGAGCAAGCACCCGAGCCTGTCCAAGAATCGGCAGACCACCCTCTTCTTGATTCAATCCACAAGGAGATTGAGGATGCAAAGTCTAAAGAGAAAGCAAGACTGAAGGCTTCCGAAGAGGAAAAGGATGCTTACTGGCGAAACTATGTCACAAAGTTGCAGGGTCCACTGGAACGAAAGATTGCACCCAAGTGGCGGGCGTATGTGTCAGAGATCAAAAAACTACAGATGTCAAAGTTTGATGAGGCAGTCGAGTCTCGTATGGGTTCGCAGATTGATGTGATACTTCGCGCAGACATTGAGCCTGTTGACCAAGCACTTATCGACAACATCATTTTGTCGATAGAAAACCTATCTGGATCATTGGAAGGGAACTTGGCACCGATTTGGGCCAAAGCACTTGTTGACACATTCACTTTCACGATTGAGGAGGATTTCGGTGGCATGGCGTTGTTATCCGTGGACGATCCTCTGCTTACAGAATTCTCAAATGCACACAAGACGATTGTTGTTGGCAAACAGGCACCCAGCATCCAGCGAGATTTGCGTCTTGCAGCACAGGCTTCGATTGCAAACGGAGAAACCGTCCAGCAAATGCGAAGACGTTTTGAGGAAGTATTTGGGCTTAGGACCACCGCGAAAAAGACACTAGATGTGGCGAGGACTGAGTCAGCCACATACATCAATGGTCTTCGGGAGAAGATTTTTGATGCACAGGGTGTAGAAAAAAGAGAATGGACAACAGCGATGGATGAAAAGGTCCGCCCCGACCATCGCAAACTTGGGCGATTGGGACCAAGGCCCGTTGGCTACAACTACATGGAGCATTTGGGTAAGGCTGGACAAATGCGATATCCACACGACCCGTCAGCACCAGCAAATCAGGTCGTAAACTGTCGATGCGTATTGACTCCAGTTATAGAGGTGTGAAAATGACGATTGAAATCAAATCTGCTGAAATCATTGACACGCAGGACGGCGTGCAAAAGTTCCTTCGGTCCATTGCTGAGGAATTAAAAGAAGGTCAAGACACTTGCGTAAAGGACGCTGGTGACGGCATGCTGTCGCTGTCAAAGTCAACTGGCCTGTCCTGTAGATCATTTTCTATTCCATCAGCCTCATTGAAAGATGCCGCCGAGGCAAGCGGATTGCCTTGGGAAGAAGGCTATGAAGACCGTGTGATCCCATGGTGGGCGAGTGACCAGCGGGTTGATCGCCATGGAGACATCGTCGAGCAGACTTGGGACTTCACGGAGTTTGACTCAAACCCAGTGGTTTTATATGGACATCAGTGGGAAGCACCGCCAATCGGAAGCGTTATTGGCAGAGAGATCAAGTCAAGGCGGGACAAGGATTACAGCGGACCAGCACTTAGACTGCTGCCATTGTTCGCCACCAAAGAGCAATACCCAGCAGCAGATGTCATTTTCCGGTTGGCAAAGGCCAGATTCCTGAGAACGGGATCCGTAGGCTTTATGCCCGGCGAGGTCATCAGAGTCGATGATGCAGAAGAACGCCAAAAACTAGGACTAGGCAACCGTGGTGTTGTGTATCGCAATAACTCACTGTTGGAGTGGACCATTTGCTCTGTACCGGCAAACTCCGGCGCACATCAAGTTTTGGCAAGTGCCAAAAGTAAAGGTCTTCTGAAATCTGACGATATCAACATTATCCGTGAATTGCGGCGAAGAGAATGCCTGAATGATGAGTGTCCAGAGAAGTCTTGGCTGGATTCGGACAACATTCTCTGCTCGACTTGGTATTCAATTTTCCCAGAGATTCGACTCAGCAGTCACAGTGATATTGAAAAACCAGTGTTGCCAGACGAGTGCGTTGATTCGGCCAAGAAGTACGAAACAATCAATTTCACTCCACCAAAGGGAGCCAAAGAAGAGGCCCAAAAAGGCTTGGAGTGGAGAGATGAGTATGGCCGTGGTGGGACTGAGGTTGGCGTGGCGCGGGCAAGAGACATCTCAAATGGAAGGGACATGAGTCCAGAAACTATTGGAAGAATGGTTTCTTTCTTCGCTCGCCATGAGGTTGATAAGGATGCTGAGGGGTTTAGGCCGGGCGAGGAAGGCTACCCAAGCAATGGTAGAATCGCATGGGCGTTGTGGGGCGGCGACCCCGGAAGGTCTTTCGCTAACAAGGTCAAGTCACAGATGAATTCAGAAGACGAAAATAAGTCCTTGGAGCAGGAAATCGATGATAATGGCGATGAAATTAAGGAAATCGACCAAGTATCAGAGAAGGCCAGCGACCAACAAACAGTAATGATGCAGTTGATGGCTGCTTCAATCACCAGACAAGATCGTCTGATTGAGCGTATTGACACGCTTATCGAGATCACATCTGATATGAGAGAAACAGTAGAATCAAAAAATAGTGTAGATTTCCCGGTTGAAACCACAGCGGAAAATACTGTATTATCTTCCGCGCTAGAGCAATGCCTGAAAATGACAGACGAAGTCATTGGAAGGAACAACTGATATTCGCAATGCGAGGAGTTTTCAATGAGTATCGACGCTACCCCGACGCATGAAGGCGGGAACAGCCCCGAACGTGAGGTTGCTCGCCGTCTCCTTGAGAACGTCGAGAACCTAAACAAGTCCAACGAACAACTGTCAGAGACGGTTCAGGGTCTTGGTCAAGCGATCAAGAATTCTGGAATTGAAAACGTCAATGTCAAAGAAGTAGTTGATGAGTTTGGACAACTGCGAGAGAACTTTGAAGCCTTCAAAGAAGGTCAAAAGCAGTCTCCCACATACATCGACGGTCTTGACGAAGAAGAGGGAAGCAAGTTCTCATTGATTCGTGCGATGACTGCAATCCGCACGAACAATTGGGAAAAGGCTGGCTTTGAACGTGAAGTGTTCGATGCCGCACGCACCAAGGGACAGGCCACTAACGTGGATTCTGCCGGTGGTTACTTCGTTCCCGATCAAGTCATCCCAGATGTGATCAGCGCAATCTACACGAACAGTGCTGTGATCAATCAAGGTGGCGACGGCACAACCCGTGCAAGCGTCCTTGATGGCCTTTCTGGCGGAACTTGCAAGATTCCTAAGTTCCAAGGCGGCACCGTCGCTTACTGGATTGGCGAAGAAGACACCTACGCAGAGTCACAGACCAAGGTCGGTGACATCTCAATGACCCCGAAGAAACTCGGCGTCTTGGTTCGTCTGACTGACGAAATGCGTCGGCTTGGTGGATACGGCTTTGAGAACCTGCTCCGAAACGACATGGTTCAGGCTGCTGCCAAGAAGATCGACTACGCCGCGCTTTACGGCACAGGTCAAGGCTCATCTCCCCGTGGCATCATGGGTGCAGTCAGCCAGCAAGCACACGTTGACTATGCTTCAGATAGCGACATTAACGCTATGGAAAGCCCATTCGTATTCCTTGGCACGGCCACTGACGGCGGTCCTCTTGGCGTATGGGACGGAACAGATGTCAGCAGTGCTGCAAATGCAGAATTCGACTTTGATGCACTGATGGAGATGATCGGCGTCCTTGAGGACAATGACATCATGCAAGATGCGACTTCGGCACTGATCTCAAGCCCACGATACATTCGTCGCTTGAAGAAACAGCGTGCTGGCGGGTCTGCCACAGGTGACGGAATGTACCTTGCTGGCGCACCAATGCTTAGTGATGAAGCACTTCGCGGTGTCATCGGTGACTACGGCGTTTCCTCTCAGGTCCGAAGTAATCAGGTTGCAGGTTTCTCACTTGCTCAAACCCTTGCTGCTGACGGAGTACCCGGAGCGGACGGTGCTGCTGATTGCGGCGATGTCTTCTATGGCAACTGGGGCGAAATGGTCTTCGGTCGCTGGGGCGGCATCGAGATTGAGGACGATGCGGGACGAGGCTCAGGCTTCACCAGCGATCACCTCTACCTCAAGATGCGAATGTACTGCGACATC